ATTTATTGTCCTCAGAAGAATTTGATGCATTGCCACAAGAAACTTTAAAAAGAATGCGTGGCGATTTCGGATAAACTGTGGTATAAATTAAATAAGTTCGCACGTAAGAGCGATATCTTACCAGGGTCGTTCCTGTAAAAAATCGTTTTTCGCTTGTTAGAGCGTAAAACTAACCGGAATCGTAATCCGCAAACAACGAGAGCGTCCCCCCTACGATAGTGGGTATACGGATAGGTAGTCGCTCCAAAAGACGACTGGTTTTAACAACTCTTGATAAGGAGAATAATTATGGCAAATACTAACTTTGCCGCGTTGACCAGTGAACAATTAACTATCTGGTCGCGTGATTTTTGGCGTGTCGCTAGAAATATGTCCTTCATCAACCAATTCGCGGGTAGCGGATCCAATGCTATGGTTCAGACTATATCTGAACTTACTCAATCAGAAAAAGGAGCTAGAGCTGTACTAACACTTTTAGCCGATATGACTGGTGATGGTATCGTTGGAGACAATACTTTAGAAGGTAATGAAGAGTCATTAAGAGCTTTCGACATAGTTGTACAACTTGACCAACTAAGATTTGCGAACAGACTTTCAGGTAGAATGAATGATCAAAAATCAGTTGTGAACTTTAGGGAACATTCTAGAGATGCACTTGCTTACGCAATGGCTGACAGAATGGACCAATTAGCATTCTTAACTCTAAGTGGTATTGCTTACACACTTAAGAATAACGGTGCATTAAGACCTGTTCAAAATTCTGGACAGAACCTTGGTGATCTTGCATTCTCAGGTGATGTAACTGCTCCTACCTCAAATAGACATAGAAGATTTGATGCTACCAATGGTATCGTAGCTGGTGATGTCACTGCAATTGCTGCAGCTGATAAGCTAAGCTATAGCGCTATTGTTGATCTAAAAGCTTATGCAAAAGATCAGTACATCAGAGGTCTAAGAGGCGCGGGTAATGATGAGACATTCCATCTCTTTGTAACACCACAAGTTATGGCTGACCTAAAACTTGATTCAGACTTCCTTGCTAACGTAAGACAAGCTGGTATCAGAGGGCCTCAGTCTAGCTTATTCTCTGGTTCATCAAGCTTAATGGTTGATGGAATCATGGTACATGAGTTCAGACATGTGTTTAACACATCTGGTGCTACATCCGGTACATCATCAAATGCTGGTGCTGCTGGTTATAAAGGTGGAGCTAACGCAGACGTAGACTACTCAAGATGTCTATTCTGTGGTGCTCAATCATT